GCGGTCTTTGTAGGGACAACGAGGGAACTCCGCGAACATCTCAAACAATCATGAGTGAGTCTTATCTCTCAAATCCGAATCTTAAAGCCGTCGGTGTTCCTGTTGCATTTACGCAAGAACAGGTTGATGAATATCGGCGATGTTCTAGAGATTGCGACTATTTTGTTCAGCACTATGTCAAAATCGTCCACGTAGATCGTGGACTGATTCCATTTGAATTGTTTGATTTTCAGCGCAGTATTATTCGATCATTCGTTCAAGAAAATAAAGTCATTGTCCGATTACCGCGTCAGATGGGAAAGTGTTTTGATGTAAATACTATCATCACTGTCAAAGATACCAATACAGGTATTATTGATAAAATGACGATAGGAGAGTTTTATGCACAAATCTCAAAAAATACAACAATCTCCACAACAAAAAAAGATTCTAGAACAACAGAAACTATTTACAGGGAAGGAAGAGGGAATAGATTACGTGACATGTCATTATTGTCCTATGATTTCAACAGACCTGACATCTCATATCAATCGAACTCACAAGATTTCCCCGAAAGAGTATGCGAAACATCACCCCCTTCGTTCACAGAGTTATTTACAGAAACAATCCGAACGAGTGAAGGGGAGCAAGAATCCAGCATATCAACAATGTCTCCTCTTTCTGATAGAGTAACTCGTAAATTTGTCGAATCTTTTTGTTTGTCTAATTTTGAGATATGGACTGATACTGGATGGAAACCTATCTCTGCTGTTCATAAGACGGTTCCCTATCAGGAGTGGATTCTTGTTACAGAAAAAGGAAAACGACTGGTATGCGCTGACACTCATATAGTATTTCGAGAAAATGGCAAAGAAGTGTTTGTCAAAAATTTATTGCCCGATGATGTGATATTGACTGACGCGGGTGTTGAACGAGTATGTTCCATACAAGAAACGTCAACGTATAATCACATGTATGATGTTACAGTAGAATCGGAGGACCACCGTTTTTATACCAATGGAATTTTATCACATAATACAACAACCACCGCAGCTTTTTTCCTGTGGTATATTCTGTTTCATGATGATAAAGTCTGTGCGATTTTGGCCAATAAAGCAGCGACAGCACGTGAAATTTTGTCTCGTATCAAGTTAGCCTATGAACATCTTCCCCTGTGGCTACAACAAGGCGTCGTGGAATGGAATAAAGGTTCGATTGCATTAGAGAACGGATCCCGTGTGTTGGCTGCGGCCACCAGTTCTTCTGGTATTCGTGGGTATTCGCTATCGTTAGTGTTTTTGGATGAGTTTGCACATGTGCACAATAATATCGCCGAGGAGTTTTTTACTTCAATCTTCCCTACTATTTCGTCTGGTAAAGATACCAAAATTTTGATCGCCTCAACTCCCAATGGACTCAATCACTTCTATAAGTTCTGGGTGGATGCTGAGGAAAGGCGCAATGGGTTTGTTCCTCTATATTTCTCGTGGAATGCACATCCTGATCGTGATCATGAGTGGATGGAGAAGCAATTACAGGTTCTGGGGGATGTCAAGTTCCGTCAAGAAGTCCTCTGTGATTTCCTGGGGTCATCCGATACGCTCATCTCAGGCGCAGCTTTATCCAAACTCGTCTATCATGTGCCTCTGAGAACCGAGCAGCATCTCGATGTCTATGAAGATCCTATTGACCATCATACCTATGTCATCACCTGTGACGTCTCTCATGGATTGGATCAAGATGCATCGGCCTTCAGTGTCTTTGACGTTACCACTGTACCCTATAAACAAGTCGCCAAATATCATAATGCAACGATTCCGCCGTTACTCTTGCCGACGATTCTCTCCAATGTCGGAACGACCTATAATCGCGCATTTATTCTTGTCGAATTGAATGATGTGGGAACTCAGGTCGCTGAATCCCTACATCATGACCTAGAATATGAGAACCTGTTCCGCACAGAAGGATTCCAGCAACGAGGTGCGAAGGTGACAGCAGGATTCAAGCGCCGAGTGCTCATGGGACTCCGAATGACTGAACCTGTCAAACGCATCGGATGTTCGAACCTGAAGACGCTGATTGAGCGCGATAAGCTTCAGATTCATGATTTTGCGACGATTTCCGAGCTGTCAACCTTTACGCAACAGGGCAATACCTATAAGGCTGATGAAGGCTACCATGATGACCTCGCCATGACCCTGGTCTTGTTTGGCTGGTTAGCGTCTCAGAAGTACTTCCGCGAAGCGAATAACACGGATATTCGCCAGACATTGGAACTGGAAAACGAGAATACCGATTGGCTCTCCTTTGGCTTCCAGGGAGCTGAACCTGATGCCATCGAAGAGGTGACAGTGGAAGATCAGACGATCTGGATTCCGATCGGGAAAACAATGCAGGATGTCATAAATGAGAAATTCTCTATTTTATAAATATTGACAGCTACTGAGCATGATTTTGTTTATTTCTCACTCTCGTTTCGTATAACACAAGGAGTCACTTATGGGATTTATGTTGTCACCCGGCGTAACTGTTTCTGAGATCGATTTGACAACCGTCATCCCTGCAGTCGCTACCACTGGTGGTGCATTTGCAGGTAATTTTCAGTGGGGCCCAATTGAAAAGCGTGTGTTGATTGATTCTGAAATCCGTTTGGTTGAGAACTTCGGAAAGCCAAATGCAAATACTTTCCAGTATTTTTTTACGGCAGCGAACTTCCTCGCCTACGGTAATAATCTACGAGTTGTTCGTGGAGCGAACAATGCGACACGCAATGCAACAGCAAATAGTGCAGCCGCATTACTCATCAAGAATGAAGATGAGTACGAATCCAATTATTTGGATGGGTCGGGCACTTTTGGATTGTGGGCCGCTCGTTATGGCGGTGGTTTGGGGAATACCCTTAAAGTTTCTATCTGTCCATCAGCCAATGGATACTCATCCAATTTAACAGCACAGATTTCTTCAACTGCAAATGCTGCAACAGTTGGGGACACTACGATTACCGTCACAGCAGATCCAACCAGCTATCTGTCTGTCAATGATTTGGTCAAGTTGGGCACGAACGATTATATTAAAGTCAGTCAAGTCAACTCTGGTAATATCGTGTTGTCTGGTGCGATTACCGCAAATATTGGCAGCGGCACTGCGATTCTGAGAAAGTGGCAGTATGCTGATGAATTTGATGGTGCGCCTGGTACTACTGCCTATACATCTAATGTGGGTGGTGCAGACGACGAGTGTCATATTGTTGTAGTGGATGAAGATGGTGGAATCTCTGGCACACCCGAGACGGTTATTGAGAAGTATCCATTTGTATCAAAGGGATCTGATGTCAAGGATGAGAGCGGGACATCATTGTATTATCCTGAAGTGATCTTCAAAAAGTCCAAGTGGATTTATTGGGGCGATCACGATACAAACGGCACGAACTGGGGCACGTCAGCGGCTGGTAAAACATACACCGCAGTGTACAAACCGTCATATTCTAGTCTCGGCGGTGGGGTTGATGCTCCAATCGTCAATGCTGATTTGATTGTCGCCTACGATCTCTTTGCAAATGCTGATGTTGTTGATATTTCGTTGGTCGTCTCAGGTCCAGCAAATCAGACAATTGCAACGCATCTGATTTCAAATATTGCTGAAACCAGAAAAGATTGTGTGGTATTCCTTTCACCACTCGCAGCGGATGTTATCGATAATAGCGGTAACGAGTCGGATGATGTTGTTACCTATCGAAATCTGTTGGCCTCAACATCGTATGCATTTCTAGATTCTGCCTGGAAGTATCAGTACGACAAGTACAATGATACCTATCGGTGGATTCCTGTAAATGGCGATACTGCTGGTCTCTGTGTACGCACGGATAATACACGGGATCCTTGGTTCTCACCAGCAGGATTCAATCGTGGTCAGATCAAGAATACTATTAAGTTGTCTTGGACTCCATCACAGACAGAACGAGATGAATTGTATAAGAACGGAATCAATCCAGTCACAACCTTCCCAGGTGAAGGAACCATTCTGTATGGCGATAAGACGTTGCAGAGCAAGCCAAGTGCATTTGACCGTATCAACGTGCGTCGGTTGTTTATCGTGTTGGAAAAGGCGATTGCTCGCGCGGCGAAATACTCGCTCTTTGAATTCAACGATGAATTTACTCGTGCGCAGTTTGTTGCCTTGGTTGACCCGTTCCTGCGTGATGTGCAGGGTCGTCGTGGTATCTACGATTTCCGCGTCGTCTGCGACACCAGCAACAATACACCTGAAGTCATTGATCGCAATGAATTCCGTGGTGATATCTACATTAAACCAGCACGCAGTATCAACTTCATTCAGTTGAACTTCGTGGCAGTGAGAACGGGTGTTTCGTTTGAAGAAGTGACGGGGAAGTTCTGATAACGAATAACACTCTGTGGGGATTTGCGTCCCCACAGAGCCTTGAAGTTGTCTACTAAATATTTGATACGAACGAAGGAGAATTTCATATGCCATTCAATGTAGCAGATTTTAGATCCCAGTTTGTAGCGGATGGCGCTCGTCCTAATCTATTCCAAGTGGAAATGCAGTTTCCTCCGATTTTTGGGGCGGCTGGCGATTCCGCACGAAAGTTGACGTTTATGTGCAAAACCGCCGCGTTGCCTGGTTCAACAATTGGAACAGTGGAACTGCAGTATTTCGGTCGCCAAGTTAAACTCGCGGGTAATCGAACCTTTGCAGATTGGACTGTGACGATTCTGAACGATGAAGATTTTGCCGTTCGCAAGGCGTTTGAACGTTGGATGGGAGGTATCAATACCCATTCCACAAACTTGCGGTTGTCTGGTGCAACTGGATCGACTGGATATACCACTGATCCTATTGTCACCCAGTATGGCAAATCAGGTAATGTGATCAAGTCCTATAAGTTGATTGGTGCATTCCCAACTGATCTGGCTCAGATTGATTTAGATTGGGGTTCCAATGATACAGTGGAAGAATACACTGTCACCCTGTCCTATCAGTACTGGCAGACGCTCGGTGAAGGTTCACCATTAACTGTGTAAATAAAGTGAAACTCGTGGGGGATGCAATTCCCCCACGAATGATTGTCTGTGATGGAGATTTGCACTAATGCCACTGAAACTGTTTGGATTTACCCTCGGTAAAAAAGAATCAGTCCAGGTTCAACCAGACGAGAAGCCTGCGCTCGTCTTACCACAAACTGCCATTGAAGATGGTGCAGTTACCATTACACAGGGTGCGTATTATGGCACCTATGTGGACCTGGAAGGCTCTGTTCGCAATGAGCTTGAACTGGTCTCTCGTTATCGTGAGATGTCGCTTCATCCTGAATGTTCGATGGCGATTGATGACATTGTCACCGAATCCATTTCTCAAGATACTAATAATCAAATCATCAAAATCAACCTCGAACAACTCAAACAACCAGACACAATCAAAAAGAAAATTGAAACGGAGTTTGAGGAAATTCT